GGAAGCGAATTAATTTCCTCCTGCGTGATCGGGCCTAGGTCGCGCTTTTCTTCTTCTGGCTTCTGCACGGTCAATTTTGGCTTATCGAAGTTTTCAATTTTGCTTTCGATATATCGCACTTGCTCCCAGCGCCATGCTGGTCTGTCTTTGATATGTCCGCAAATGAACGGAACAATCTTGGCAGGATGATCGCAAACCTTGCGTGCTTCGAAACACGCATCTTCAAGCAAATCTTTTGGGCAATCGCCAATCGTCATAAGAGCAGCCTTCAACCATTCTACACGATCGGCTTCAGTCATCCCCGAAGGTGAGCAAAGGACTAGATTGATTCCCAGCAATGCCATTGCCTCTTGGGGTGGACATGCCATCGCCTTCGCTTTGCGTTCCTGGAGTTGAATGCGGAGTAATTCCAAGGTCTCTGAGGGCTTGTAAGGCTGCCCGTTCAGTTCTTCCCATGCTGTCAGTTTTTCCATTTGCCTTACTCTTTTCCTTAACCCATTCTGCTTTGAATGATTGCCAGCCGCGTGCAACACTTTCGGCTATCGCATCGTTTAACGTCCACCCTGCCTTTGCAGTTTCGCGCTCGATTGCCTTCAAGGCTGTCGCGTTCAATGGCGCACGCTTGGCTTTGCGAAGATCGATGAAGTCTTTCCAAACTTCATCCGAAACGCCTTCAGGCTTCGCGGGTATATTACTATTGGTGGTTAATTGATGTGTCTTTGATGTATTGGGTGCATCTGGTGCATGGGTGGGGCGCATTTCATGCACGGGAGGGGCGTCTTTGGTGCACGGGTGCATATTATGCACGGGTATCTTTATCCAATACCTATTGCCCTTTCCGATCCTCTCTTCACGATACACAAAACCACTTTCTTCAAGTGATCGGATCGTGATTTGAACAGCACGTTTTTTCAAAGATGATTTTTTTATAAGCTGCTCTATCGAGGGCCAACAAAGTCCTTCGTCGTTAGCCCAATCTGCTAAAGCTAATAGAACGAGTTTTTGAGTGGATGTGAGATCATCGCGCTCCCACACGGCGCTCATTATCCTGATACTCATAACGCAAACCCTTGCGTCACGGTTCTCTGGCGTGTAGTATTAAACATATGCAGTGCCTCCTACTCAGGCGTTGTATCGGGTGGGTAGAGCGTTATGGCTTTTCGCTCCCCACCCGCCCCACAAACCATAAAATGTGCTTTAAGTCAATCTGAGTTCCCAATCTGGAAACAGGTGCTTGAACAGCGCAGCACGTAGGGGAAAGTCTCTGCTGATCGCCAGCTTTGTCGGTGGCTTAACATCTTCAGCAATTAATCTCCCACGCTCGACATATGTAAAATCGGGTCGATAGCTTGCCACCCGTCCGTTCGCCATCTTCAAGGGCTTGCCGTCGATCACAAACTCAAACTTTGGCTCAATGGTCAATCCCTCGATCTCCCTGCCTCGCTGCAATAGGTGCAGGTAATCGCAACGCTTGGCTTCACGCTTTGACGCATGAAGATGCCCATTCGTGCAGGCGGTTTTCTTGGCGAAATATTTAGTCACGCAAAGCCCTCTCCACCCGTTCGACCGCTGCGGCAAACTCATCGTCTCGCTCGATCAGGTTCTCGACAACGCGCACGCCATGAAAGGCTGTGCTGTGATCTGTGCGGCCTAGCATATTAGCCATCTGCAGATAGGACATATGTCCACAGTTGCGGCTCATCACATACCAGGCGACTTGCCTAGCCCTTACAGGCTTCTTTGATCTGCTGGGGCTGGTCAGTGATTGCTTGTCGATGTTAAATTCATTCATCACCGCTGTGACCACTGCCGAGCCACTGTTACGTCTGCGGCGCTCGATGTGCGGAGGCGAATACCATTTTGGGAACATATTCATTTTGCCAGCCTCGTATAATATTCAATTTCGTGCGGCTTCAGCTTGCTGTGTTTCAGATGATATTTTGCCAGCGCGGCAAGCAACGGATCATCTGTTCTGCGGCGAACATGACCGCGAAAGCTTCGATCACGCTTAAAGTCCCAGCCAGATGGGTTGCCCTGCCCTGGCAGATACTTCTTTGGAAGCGATGCACGCATTTTAGCCATGTCAACCCTCGACAAAGTAACGCCGAAGCGGTGGCGAACATGAGCGAGGATCGTACTGTCATCGCTTATGTATGTTGCGAGATAACGAGCCAGTGCGATTGGCGTCGATGGTGATTCGTAAATCATGCCTGAAGCCTTTCCAAAAGATCTTGACGGCCCATTTCTTTGGCGATCTGCATTGCTTTTTTGCGTGCAGCAACTCGGCTGGGTAGGAAGCGTCCGTCATTGTCACGGGCTTGCTTAGGCTTGAGCCAGCGGGATAAAATCTTAATCATGGCTTTTCTCCTTATGAATTATTTTCCATTGTGATTTGATCTGGTCGGGCCGGATAAATTCAAAGCCATCTTCTGAAGCAATGCGCCAGTTACATGGCGCGGCGGATAAAAGGCTACTGCATCGAACGAAGCCGACACAGTAGCTAGGTTCCCACTGGGAAATGCGTCTAAACCAGTGGGGTAGGAGCTCACTGCTCTTTTGCCCTTTTGAATATCACTTCCAAGGCAATCAGCGTGCGCAGGTTGATTGGTATCTCCTGGCGCTCCATGCGTGAAATGATAGAGTGATGCACGCCAAGCTGTTCAGCTAACTGCGCTTGTGTCCACCCCAGGGCTTTGCGTTCTGTGTAAATGTTCATGGAGCGGCATTATGCCTATCTGACACCATCAATCAAGCACTTTATTTGCATGATGCAACAGATAACGCTTGCAGCACTGAAAAATGTGCGTAAAGTGGGGGCAGCAACAACGGAGGCAAAAATGCAAAAAGTCATTTACCCAGAGTTTGATAACCCAGAGACCAGCGACGAAGAGCGCGCATTGATCGAGCGTCTTAAGGCGCGGCCAATGTCAGCCGATCTTGCCGAGCGCATCGAACGTATCAACAAAGCTTTTGGAGTGCAGTCATGAACGGAGGCTTACAGCAGTTCGCCCGTCTTCTGGAAAGAATTGATCGGATAACCGCCAAGGCCGTCGAGCCTGTTAGTGTGGAATTTTGGCTTAACGCCAGCAATCGGGAATGGGATGCAGAAATGGCCCGCAGATATGGCGCCGACTGGAAAAACCTAGATGATGCTGATGATATGACGCAGCAAGAGTGGAATGAATGGAAAGCAGAACAAGAGGCAAATTATGACTGTTAAGTTAAACATCGCCCAGCGCATTAATGCTGCAATGGCTGACGTGGATTATATCCAGAAGGAAAAGAAGTCGGGCATGAATTACAGCATTGTCTCGCACGATGCTGTAACCGCCAAAGTGCGCCCGATCCTACAGAAGCATGGCGTGGTCTATTATCCCCGCGATATGCAAGTTGAGCAATCAGGCAATCGCACGCAGGCTGTATTTACGGTGCGCTTCGAAAATATTGATGATCGCTCCGATTATATCGACGTTGCGACCTTCGGCTATGGTGTAGATCCGCAGGACAAGGGGCCGGGCAAGGCAATGTCCTATGGCGTCAAATATGCGCTGCTTAAGGTTCTTGGGCTGGAAACTGGTGACGATCCAGACGAAGTTCAGGACAAGCGCGCCGATCACAATCCGAACAAGCCGATTGACCAGACGCAATGCGATACGCTGCGCACGCTGATCGAAGCCAGCGGATCGAACATCGTGGCATTCTGCAAATACTACGGGATCGAATCGCTGCCGGAATTGCCTGCAAACAAATTCGCCCATGCAGAGAAAAGCCTGCAAACCAAACTGGCGGCTAAGGGCGAAAAAGAATGATCGAGCAGCGCACAACCGAATGGTTCGCACAACGCTGCGGCCATCTTACCGCTTCACGCATTGCCGATATGATGGCGCGCACCCAGAAAGGCTGGGGCGCGTCTAGGGCAAACTATGCCGCCCAGCTTATTGCAGAGCGCCTGACAGGTGTTGCGGAATCTGGATTCACAAGCGCAGCGATGCAGCATGGCATAGACACAGAAGCAGCCGCTAGAGCCGCCTACAGCTTCATGAAGGACGTTGAGGTTGTCGAAGCCCCATTCGTTCTGCATCCCCGCCTGGCATGGTCTGGCGCGTCTCCTGATGGCTTTGTGGGCGATGATGGACTGATCGAGATCAAATGCCCCAATACTGCAACGCACATCACCACACTGCGCGGCGGCGAGATCCCCGACAAATACATCAAGCAGATGCAATGGCAGATGGCCTGCACCGAAAGAGATTGGTGCGACTTCGTTAGCTTCGATCCGCGAATGCCGGTTGAAATGCAATTGCACATTCAGCGGGTTGATCGGGACAATGACTTGATCGCGGAGATCGAAAGCGCGGCGATTGGGTTCCTTGATGAAATTGCGGCAACCGTCGCAGAACTAGAAGCCATTTATAGAAAGGTGACATAATGAGCAGTTTGGTAAGACGCATTCAGCGTCAGCAGTATCCGTCAGCGACTGGCAATCCGCCACGCAGGAAGTTTTACAATGGCAGGGGGCAAAGGCTTGGCGCGACCAATCCGAAATGCACCAGCCTTATCGCTCGACAGAATCGGGAAAAGCGCAATGCAGAAAGGAACGAAGCGTGACAGTTATTACAACCATCGTCGGCAATGTCGGCAAGGATGCGGTTTATAAGGAAGGGCAAAGCGGAAAAGGTTTCGTTAGCTTTTCCGTGGGCGCATCAGTGGGCTGGGGCGATAAGAAAGAAACTCTCTGGTTCGATGTGACGAAATGGAGCTCTAGCCCCAAGCTGGCAGAGATGGTTCTAAAGGGAACCAAGATCAC